AGAATATTTGAAGAACGATATAATGTTATAGTTATCAAAGCTGGTAGAATTGGATTAATGATGGCGCGTTAATATAATATTTAGTCTAACTATATATTATATATTATGCCGCCAAAAAAGAAAGGTAAGAAAGGTGTTAATGTTATAGTAACCGGTGCTACACACAGACAAATGGATACATATGATAAAACGATAAATGGTGTAAAATATACATTATTTGTTCCACAGAGAGATTGTCATAATGAGATGGGAAAACCATATAGTAGAATTATCAATGAAATCGCTAGAAGAGAAAATTACGCCCAAAACGGCGATGAACCTGATAAATGGATTGCTGCTATACAAAAAGTGTTTGATAATCATTATGATGAAATAAAAGATGTAGATGGATATAAGGAATTTCATCAAAGAAAAGTTTATTTTTTAAACGCTAGAGCAGGTGAGAGAGGTTTCTGCACTTACATTGCCGTACAGAGAAAACCATATAAAGATCAAACTGGTGATGCTAAAAAGAAACCTAAAAGAAATAAAACTAGAAAAAGAGAGTCATCGACCACGTCTTCACAGAAAAAACCAAAGAGTAAAGGAAAGGTTTCTGCTGATGGTAGTGGTTTTATTCCTGCAGCTTCTACGTCCTCGAAAAAAGGTAAAACTAAAATGACACCTAAAGCGAAAGCCGCAAAAAAATATATGGGTGCTATGTTTGACTCCAGCGATCCTGAAGCTTCCGATGATGGATGGGATGATGTAATGGAAACTTTACACGATAGAAAATGGAACCCAAAAACTAAAGATTATGAAAAAATGCCAGAAATGAGTTTGGGAAGCTTAGGTAAATCAAGTTCTAGTAGCTCATTAGAATTACTATCAGAATCAGACAGCGGCAGCTCAAAATTAGATTATGGTTCTGATGCTAGTACCGATCATGATGATGAACCGACAACTGGTTGGGCAAGACATGATAAATATGAAAGACGAAGAGAAAAAGAAGATGCTTGGAAAAAAGAAAAAGAAATGAAAGAAGCATTGGACGATGATTTACTTAAAAAAGTAAAAGGTGGTATGGATATTTACGACGCATACGACGAACAGAATAAAAGATGGCAACAACAACAAGATAAAGAAGAAGAAGAAACTGATAGATATTTTGCAGAAATGTATGGAGATGAAGATCAAAGCAGTAGTGAAGGATATGATAGTGAAGAAGATAGAAAAAGAAGAAATGAGGTAATGAATCTAGAATATGCAAGAGCAAACGGGTGGTCTAAACAAAGTGATAAAGAAGGAACAGTATTTTATACTCATAGTAAAAGTGGTGCTACAGTGTTGGGAAACAAAGATGGGCTTTTAGAACCTCACCTTGCACATGCTGCATATGATAAAGCAATGAAGCAAAAAAATACAATGTCTTCAGGTACCTCTTCAAGTACCATGTCTCTTCCCAACGTAAAAGTAGGACCACCCAAACATTGGATTCAACGCACATCAAGAAGCACCGGAAAACAATATTGGTGGAATCCAGTAACACAGGTCACCTTTTATTCAACCAAACCGGGTGGTGTATGGACGAAAGAAGAAGCAGATAAAGCAGCTGAAAGAGCAAAAAAGAAAGGCGGTAAAAAATCAAGAAAAAAGAAGAAGAAAACACGTAGAAAGAAAGGAGGAAAAAGAAAAAAAACTAAAAAAAGAAAATTGCGTAAAAAGAGAAAAACACGACGTTAATTATATAATAATATTTAGTTATTATATAATGGATAATTTAACACAAGGAATGGGCGCAATGAGTGTTTCGGCACCAACAACACCTAGAGGTCAAGGAACAAGAGCTGTAAATTTACAACCACAAAGACCTAAATCAAATAATCATGGTAAGGGCAATCATGGAAAAAAACTGCATTTTGGATACCAACATAACGCACCAGGTGGAAGAAGGAAAAGAAGAAAAAGCAGAAGAAGTAGAAAACGTCGTAAATCTAGAAGAAAATCTCGTAGAAAAAGAAAACGTACCCGTAAAAGAAGACGATAAATAAAAATGTATATTTTAAATTTTAATATATATTTTTTAGATTTAGATGATTGGGGAGAGAAAAAACCTATATTTTTAAAATAACTTTAAAAGAATACAACTTATATATTATCAATGACAAGCTCAAATACTAATGCTATGATAGCGTTGGGTTTTTTTATTCTTACAATGATGGGTCTTTTTTTAGGCATTAGATATTGCGTTTATAAATTACTTTCAACGCAAAAAGAAGCAAGATACTTACTCGCTACTTGATTTTATAAGCGTCCAGTTTAAATTTTGTCTGCAAACAGGACAATCCATAGTATATTTTTTTTTTTCTATCCAATCTAATATACAATCACTATGAAAATAATGACCGCAAGGCATTTTTGCTTTGTTAAATTTATTAATTTTATCTAAACATATCGAACATTCGTCTGTATCATATCTTTTTGAACCTTCTGGGTCTAGGAAAACAATAGGAACTACCTTAGAACCCTTGGGAACAAATATTTTTTTTACAAGAAACATGATATATAAATTGAATTTATTTATTTTTATATTAAAAGTATAAATAATAAACCAATAAAGAAAAAAGATGAGTCAAAATAAACCAATACAACTAGGATTATGTTGTCTCAACACAATTTTAAGAACACAAAAACCACCAATATTTGCTTCAAGAAAAATGATTATAAGAACTGTAAAAGAAAAGGGCATCGGCGTATTAAAAGAAAAAATAGTACAAAATTTGAAAGACATTCTTATAATGATGGATTGGAACGAAGCAAATGGTATAAAAGTATTTCGCCTTAGTAGTGAAATGTTTCCACATAAATCTAATCCAAAAGTCGAAAATTATGACTTTGATTTTGCGAAAGATTTATTAAAACAAATTGGAGAAAAATCAAAAAAATATAATCAACGATTGACATTTCATCCAGGGCAATATAATGTCATTGGAAGTCCAAATGAAAAGGCATTCCAACAAACTATAAATGATTTATCATATCATGCGGATGTTCTGGATTTAATGGGACTAGGGAAAAATTCTGTTATGGTAATACACGGTGGAGGTATTTATGGAGATAAAAAGAAAACAAAACAAAGATGGTGCGAACAATATCAGCTACTACCAGAAAAAATTAAAAAGAGATTGGTATTAGAAAATTGTGAAAAATGCTTTTCAATTGTAGATTGTTTACAGGTTTCAAAAAAGGTAAATATACCAGTAGTATTTGATACACATCATTTCGAATGTTATAAATTATTACATCCAGAAGAAAAATTTAAAGAAGCAGCATTTTATATGCCACATATATTAAAAACTTGGAATAAAAGACATATAAAACCAAAGTTTCACGTAAGCGAACAAGGTTCTGGCAGATGCGGACATCACAGTGATTATATTGAAATTATACCTGATTATTTATTAAACATACCAAAATTATATTACCAAGCAATTGACATTATGATAGAAGCAAAAATGAAAGAACAAGCTATATTTAAACTATATGAAAAATATCCATTTTTAAACTGTAAAAAACAATTAATATAATAATATAAACCTTTTTTTATTATATTAATTAATGAGTATAAACTTAGGAGCACCTAAAAGCGATGATGATGAATATTATACACCACAATATGCGATTGAAATGCTGAAAGATTATTTACCTGACAAAAATAAAATATGTTGGGAATGTTTTACATCTGGAAATCATGAATATATAGAAAGTCCAAATTATATAAAATCACTTGGATATAAAGTAATTGCGGATGGCGAAGATTTCTGGAAATCAAATAAAGGAGATTGGGTATGTAGTAACCCACCTTATTATACACCAAGAGGACAGAAAAATATAAAAACTAGAATAATAGAAAGATTATGCGAACTTGATAAACCATTTTGTTTATTATTACCAACATTATATTTACATACCAAAACATTCAAAGAAGTAAAAGATAAATTTGGAAATTTTCAAATTATAATGCCTGCAAAAAAAATACAATTTTATAAAGTGATTGATGGTAAAAAAGTACAACCTAAAAAAGGTTGTAATTTTTATACATTATGGGTGTGTTATAAAATGAATTTACCGAGTGATTGGATTCTTATTTAGCACTGAAATCCCAAATAGCATCATAATTTATTGGTCCTTGTCTTGGATTTGGATCTTGTGGTTTATAATCTGTTTTATATGCTGTTTTCGAACCACCTAATCTATTATCTTTCATGCCAAATAAACCAGTTGTATCTTTTGTAGCGAATAATCTAGATTTTAAATATTTTTCTGTTTCGGTTGTTCTAGTATAATTATTAGAAAGAGCATTTAAATCTCTACCAGATTCATCTACTTCAACTAATACTTTATTACAATTGGATACACAATGTGCTTGTGTATATCTACAACCATCTCTTTTTACGTCATATTGCATTCCAGGACCACTCTTGTCATAATTAACATAATCCTTTTCAAACCGGTCTTTACATCTATAACCACATTTTCTGTAAAATTTATCTTCTCCATTTACAACCATACGAATAATATCTTTTTCACAATTTCCATCAATCATACTTGGTTTTACACAATTCTTAGGACAAAATAAATCTTTTTGTGTATTTGCATTTACTACTTCTGCTTGCGGAACTCTTTTATTTGCTTTTCTTTTCATTTTTTGAGGTTCTATTTTATATGGAACTTTTTCAGATACTTTTTTGAAAGTATTATCTTTTCTTTGTCCTACATTAACTGGTTCAATTGTAAATGTAATAGATTTTATTTTTGCTGTAGCTTGTTCCATCATTTTTGATAATTTTCTTGGTTTTTTATATCCAAGAGCTTTTGCTATTTCGGTTGCTAGTTTTCGGTCCATTTTTTTATTGAAATATGGGTCCCCTTGGGTTATACCTATATTATGTTTATAATTTTCTATAATTTCACCAGCAGGAATACCTGAAGCTATTTCTTTATGCATCAAATAATAAGTAAAACTAGCACCATAATCATATCCTTTCCATTTATTATCAAATAAATCTTTAATAATCGCTTCATGTTCTTCTACCATTGCTTCTTTATCAAAATTTTCTGATTTTAAATCTTTTATGTCTTCTAAGTACATTTTAATTTTATTTGCATAATATTCTTGTTTTTGAGATGGTCTTGTTGATGTAAAATTTTCTTTTGTATTTGCTTGTTTTGGTATAAATTTAATATAATCCAATTTTCTTCTTCCACGTGCTGTTGTTGTTGTTAAATCATTGTAATTTGCGTAATTCGTTCCTAATACTTTAAGTTTATCTGATGATACACCTTCATTTTGTAAATTATGAACCATTTTCTCATTTATAAAAATTTTAACATCATGTCCTTCTTCTCCTTTTCTAAATTCATATTTAATAACATAAGGCCCTTGTTCTAACATTCTTTTATATCTTTTTCCACTTTTACCTTTAAATATAGAACCATCTGCTGAATAACCATCTCTATATATACCCATAGCTACTCCTTCGCCGTTTGCGTCAGTTGCAAATCCCCAATTACCTTGAACTGTACTATGTAATAACTGACCGGGTGGAATAGCTAATTCTACATCATAATCGTCCATTTTAGGTAATACAATTTGTTGAAATTTATTATCGTTAAATATTTTTTCTCTATTTGAAACAAATGTTTCTGGAAAATCACCTGTCATATGATATGTCATTAATGCTTTTCCAAAATGATATGCTACAAAGAAAAAACTTATTAAACATACAAAAATATATATTTGGCTCCATAACGACATTATTTGATTTTTTAGTGTTGTAAATATATTATCAGACATTATATATATATTTATGAATATTTTATATGTTACAAATTTAATATTTAACAAAGATTAAATTTGTTTATCCAAGAGCATCTGGTCGTAAATGTGGTAATGTAGAATCTTTATCGCATCCTACCTCAAATGTTTCAGATACATTATAATTTTCTGTATAATATCGTTTAAAATCTCCAAAAGCGTGAGACATTACCCATAAAATCGATATAGTAGTTATAAGTGTCATTATCATTTTCCAATTATTTAAAATACCTTCTTTTAAATCGTTTAAAAGTGTCATATATATATCAGAATTATTTTTATTTAGCTCCTAAAATACTTTATTCTTCCAATTTTATAATATTTGTTTTTATTATATGTCAAATGATACTGAAAAACCTAATTTGGAAAAAGATCATAAAGAATTTTTAAAAATGAAAGAACAACAAATAAATAATAAAGACGAGTTTGTTTCAGATAATGATCCTATAGGTAAAGAAATGAAAAAATCTGGAGAAAAACCAGATAGAGAAAGTATTAAAAAGGATGGTGCTCAGGAAAGTTTTTCTAGCAGAGAAGGTTTTGCCGGTATGGGGAAAAAGAAAAAGGGGCCTAAAGGAAATCAACGTGCATGGGTGCCAATTGTTGTTTTTATAGGCACTTTTTTTGCTTTTGGGTTTGTAACTTATACAAGTGCTACATTCTTATCATTATTAAGAGGATTTAAAGAAGATAGAATGGTGCCTAGTTTAGATAGAACAACGACGCCATATACTAAATTAGGAGCTAGACCGGATGATCTTGCGTATGAAGAAGCACTATGGTCACAAAAAAGACACGGATTTCCATATAGTTGGTATGATAAAGATTATCCAAATTCGGCTCTCTCTATTTTTAGTAGATTCAATATTAACTCTTGGGTCGGCGCAAGAGATTTCACTGATAAAGCATTTGAAGTTGTTAGAAATTTTTCAGTTCATGATGTTCCACCAAAATATGTAGCAGCAGAAAAGGCAGAAACTTGGGATGCTTGGTGGTTTAATACTCAAGAATTCTTAAATATTTATATATGGACACCTTTTCTTTTCCACGTGGTATTGATTATTGGTTTAACTATCGGACCTATTGCTGCTGCTTTAAAAGGATTTGGTAAAACAGCTTATTTATATGATAATTTCCCTTGGGTTGATATGAAAACATTGTTCTTTGGTGGATTTTATTTATTTTTGTCTATTCCATTTTATTGTTTCTTAATGCCTTTGTATTTACTATGGTTTACATTAATTAGACCATTTTCAACTATTCATGCTAGTGGAAACGCCGATTGGATACAGCATTTATTACAGAAATTTTATATACCAATATTCTCTTTTGCTTGTATAGCTTGTATGGCAGCGATATATGGAGAATTTAGAAACACCGAAAAAGTGAAATGGGCCATTTTACCCGGTTTCTTAACTGTATTTTTCATTCTTTCTGCTTTATTAAAAGTAATTCCTTGGACTATGCCTATTAGAAAAAACGGTCAAGAATGGAATTTTTCACCACCACCATTATCTAAATTAAATTCATTATTATATTCCGCCAAGAGCACAGAACCGGCTGTCAAAGACGTGTATAGAGATATGCTTCACAACTTTTTCTGGTATTTAAAACCATTTGGTGTTTTCGGTTTCTTAAAAGACAACGTAGACATTGGTCCAGGACGTGAAACACACAATCCTGCTTTTAAACGAACATCTAAATCAAGGACTGGTGGATTAGCAGGTTCATTAGCTAAAACAGCACTCAAAACAGCAATTAAGTCAACACCACAAGGCAGATTAGCTATGATGGCAGCTAAAAAAGCAGCAAAAATGGCTAAAAAGTAAGTAATTATAATTAGTAATTAAAGATTAATTATAATTTAATTTAATGGGGAAAAAAAGAAAAAAACCAATCACTCGAGAACTTCCTTTTGTAAGTTTATGTACTCCAACTTACAATAGACGTGTTTTTATATCGCAAATGATAAAAAATGTTGAAAAACAAGATTATCCAAAAAATAAATTTGAATGGATTATTATTGATGATGGCACTGATCCTATTGAAGATTTGCTACCAAAAGATTCTGAAACAGAATTGAATATTAAATATTACCGATATGAAGAAAAAATAAAATTGGGTAGAAAAAGAAATTTAATGCACGAAAAATCATCTGGTGAAATTTTAGTTTATATGGATGATGATGATTATTATCCTCCAAATAGAATTTCTCATGCTGTTAAAAAATTACAAAATAATCCGAAAGCTTTATGTGCTGGAAGCAGTGTTGTATACATATATTTTAATGATCTTAAAAATGTATATCAATTTGGACCTTACGGACCAACACATGCAACTGCTGGAACATTTGCTTTTAGGAGAAAATTACTTGACATAACCTCATATGAAGATGATGCTGATATGGCCGAAGAAAAACATTTTTTAAAAAATTATAGCATACCTTTCGTACAATTAGATCCCGTTAAAACTATTTTAGTATTCGCCCATCAATATAATACATTTGATAAAAGAACATTATTAAAAAATCCACATCCACAATTTGTAAGAGAAACAAAATTAACCGTTCAAAATTTTATTAAAAAAAATAAAGAAGCTATAAATTTTTATGTTAATATATAATATAATGTTAGCAAAAACGTTAAAAAATGTCGTAAAACTTATTGAAAAGCAACCAGCAATATTAAAATTTGTTATTTATGTTGCTATTATCTATGGATTATATCATTTATTTCTTTTGGTTCAATGGAAATTGGCAGAACAAGGATTATTCGTGCAAGAAGGATTTACAGGAAAAGGTAAAGAATTTACTTTGTTTTACTGGAAAGATTGTGGACATTGTAAAAAAATGATGCCAGAATGGGATAAATTCCAAAAAACATTTAAAAAACCTGGAATCACTGTTAATAAAGTTGAAAAAGACCAAAATCCAAAAGCAATGCAAGCATTAGATATTCAAGGATTTCCAAGTATTATGTTATTAAATAATGGGAAAAAAGTAAAAGATTATGAAGGTCAAAGAACTATTGCTGCTTTTACTGCGTTCGCTAATGCTGCTTAAGTAATATAATCAATAAATCTATAAAATCTAGCAATGTCTAATTTATTTATTTCATAATTTTCATTATCAAAAAATTCATTTATTTCTTCTAATGTATATTTATTTTTTAAGTAAATAAAATATGAAAATAAATCTTTTTTATCCATGTTTAATTGCTTACATAGATTTTGAATAAATAAACTATTATTGTATTCGGTCGAATACTTTGTTAATACCTTTGTAAATCTAACTTCAGTTGGATTATATGCTATTTTTTTATCTTTTTTATATTTTTTATGAAATAGATAGTTGTTATAAAATGTTTTTATCAATGAACTCATTTCATTGAAAATCCATATTTGTTTTTGAAATGTTATTCGATCTATATAATCAGAAAAACATATATTATTCAATATATTTATGTAAAAATCAATTATTTTATACTTATCTTTTTCCTTAAATGTATCTATAATATTTTCATGAAATAACAATGCTACGCTTGTTCTATCTGTTTCATTCATAATTAATGAATGTTCTGATATTTCATAAAAATTATTTAAGAGTTTTTTTGTAATTTCCTTTGTATCTTCATTATAATTTTTCTTTTGAAACATATTTTGTATGATTTTATTTTTTAATATTGATTGATGATTTTGATATATCTCATACGTTGATTTTAATTTACGCAAATCACCTTCTATAAAATTTACTATATTTGACAATAGTGTGGGGTCCATTGTAGGCATTAATAAATTTACAATTTTTTTAATTTCTTCTTGTGTTGGTTTTTTTATTTCAAATGTATTACTTATTTTCATCATTTCTTTTATTTTTTTATCAATATGATAATTTCCTATACAAATGATGGGTATCATTGTTATTTGTTCCTTTTTTTGCTTTTTTGTTTTTTTTGGACGAATTAATTTTATTAAAGAATTTATACCACCTTTATCTCCACTATTCATTCCATCTATTTCGTCCATTACAACTACTATTTTCTTTTTTTCACCAGCAAACAAACTTATTATATTGTTATCCGATATGTTATGTTTTGTTATTGTTTCTATAATTGATTTATTTCTTATATCGCCAGCATCAAATGTTATTATATCATAATTTAATTTTTTTAAACACTCTTTAACAAAATGTGTTTTCCCTACTCCAGGCGCACCATATATATAACAACCTCGTCTTGTTAATAAATTTGTTTTATTTTCTTCAAAATAGGTTAATGAATTTATAAATTCTTTTTCTATTTCTTCTCTATCTAACAGAGCATTTAAATTAAGTTCGTCCATGATTTTATAATACTCTTAATTATCTTTTATATATTAACAATTATATATTCTTAACAATTCTTTCAAACATTTCCCTGATTGTTGGTTTCTACAATACCATTTTAAAAACTCAATATAATCGTTCCATTTTTTCCCTTTGTATATAAATTTTTTGAAAGATCCAAATTTTGTTTTACTTTCCTTTACTACATATTTGAATACATAATCTAATTTATTTCTTATCAAATATCGTATATATGTGTTATATGTATTATAATTTATTAATCCTAAATCAGACATTATAATGGATGAAACCCTTATTTTTATATATTTTTCCCAATTTTTTTTAGAAGTTAAATACATCTGTTTTGTTATCAAATATTTTTGAATTTCTATTTTCAAGTCTCTTGGTAATTCATCTAACAATTTGTAATTTAATTCGCCCATTTATACTAAATTATTATTTAATTTATAATAATTTAGTTTTAACACAATCCTTGAATATTCGTAATACCATCCCATTCTACACCACAACCTTTGGCCCATTTACATTTTTCCTTACGTCCAGCTATTCCTTGATATTTCTTAGCTGAGAAATTTGCTGGATCAGTACATACTCCTGTTCCTAAACCTTTTACATTTTTACAAGCCCCATCATCTAATATTTCAAAATAATCAGGACATGGTGGTACATTAGAAGGAAATACTTGATCTGCTTTAGCTCTCATCATCATCATTGCTACTAAAGCCATAAATATAATAAAAATTACAATTGCTGCATAGGTAACTCCCGATTGGAAACTTTGCGCCATCTTATATAAAATAAATAAAGATTTTTTTTATATTTAATAAATATATAATGAGTAATGGCAGAATAAATATCATGGGTCCCAATACAGGTGAGTTATATCAATTATACGACCAGCCACCAATGGTAAATCAATCAACACCATATAGAAATGCTATGAATGGAAATTGGGAAACCACAAAATTATCAAACGCATTTTTTTCAGCTGAAAATATTCAAATTATTCAAAATGCTATTAAAGCTGGTGTTTACCACAGTTCTAAATCACAATTTGTTATTGGAAATCAGGATGAAGATACATTAAAAATTATTATGAGAAGCACATTTTTACAATATTCTTCTAATAATCCTGTTAATATCACGCAGCAAATACAATCTTTAAATGATCTTGTTGTTTCTTACGCTGTCCCACAAATTATTAGTGAAGCTGAAGGTTATATTAAATATAAAAAAGATGTCAGCACTTTAGCAGTTCCACACGCTAGACCTAAATCTACTTATCATTCAAATACTTTATTTTTTAAAGGATTTTTTTAGTTAAATACATAATGTTTTATTAATACATCATGTATCAAAAATATTATCATCTTATGAATAATCATTGGCAGGAAAAATTAATTCCAGATGAAAAAATGTATTTTTTTTTTAATATGGCTTATTTTACTGGTTTTTTATTGGTTTTCTTAATTTTAGATTTTTTATTCTCAAGACCATAAACTCTTTTTTCTCTTTCTTTTTGATACTTCTTAAATTCAGTTTCTAATTCTTCCAACTCTTCACTCCACATTTTTTGTATACTCTTCTTTTTCAATTTGATATATTGTGTCTCGCAATCTTTTAAATCTTTCAATAATTTCTTCCAATTTTCTTCTTCCATACTATCAACCGGCAAACCTCTTAAATATCCATAATCATTATCTTCATCTATAATTTTGTAATTCTTATTTTTTAATATTTCAATTACTTCATTCTTTTTCTTTTTTACTAAAACTATTGTTCCATCCATTACTTCTTTGATAAATCTAGCTTTCATATTTAATACATTCATTTTCCGTTCTAATATTTTCAATTGATATTTCTTCCTATTTTCATATCCCTCCAGTCTTACTGGATAATATCTATCTATAATTGCTTCTACTGTTGAATACTTTTTCAATTGTTGTTTCTCATCAAATAGATACATATTTGTTGTCCCTTTTGTAGTTGTTAATTTTAATGTTTTCTCCAACATATTTTGATATTTATCTACTTTATTAGTAGCTAAATTTGAAAGTTGCCCTGGTTGAAATCTTATTGTAAAATCTATTAATGAATCGGTACAATCATCTTTAAATGATTTTATCAATGGTTTTTTCTTTTTACCATTCGGTGTTTTTTCATCCATCAAATATTCTAAATGTTCTTTAAAGTTTGTAGTCCACAATCCAATTGGCAATTCTGTAATTTTTATAGTATCATGGCTTAATGTTTGATACTTTCCTTTTATCATGAATTTACCACTACACATTTTTGTAATTGTTCCTTTAAAATTTTCATAATACGGCGTCCAGTCTACTTCTTCTTTTATACCATTCAATCTATTTTTTAAATATTTACAAATTGTTAATACATTATATTGTAATACTTCATAACTAAATCCTGTTCCTATTCCTTTACCTCCATTTACCAATATCATTGGTATAGTAGGTAAATAATATTCGGGTTCAACCAATACACCGTCTTCGTCTAAATAATTCAATACTTTATCATCTTCTTCTGGATATATACATCTGGTTATTTTATTTAACATCGTTCTAATATATCTTGGACTAGCAGCATCACTCCCTCCTTCCAATCTCGTTCCAAATTGACCTCCCGGATATAATGGATTCAAATTATTCGAACCAACATATTCTTGTGCCAATTTTATAATTGCTCCTACTAAAGACATTTCACCATGATGATATTCCGATATTTCAGATACAGAACCTGCTAATTGAGCAACTTTTACTTCTTTTATCAACCTTCTCTTAAAGCACGTATAAATAATCTTGCGCTGACTTGTTTTTAATCCGTCCATTAAATTTGCTATAGACCTTTCACAATCATATTTTGAAAAATGTATCATTTCTCCATCAATAAATTCTCTTACTGATACACTATCTTTTGTTGTATCTAATCTTTTATCCTTATCATATTTTCCTAACCATTCTTTCCTATCATCAGCTCTTGTTTTATTAAATACTTTATCAATTGAATCTATATCTTCATTGCCTTCGCAATTAAACGATATTACCTTCTTATTCGCCATGTATTCTTTAAATTCATTCGCTGTGCTAGTTCCTAAACCTTTATAATACTTTATTTTCCAACCCTTCGCATTATTATGTTCTTTCTTCCATTTGTGATACGCATTTTCATTATAAAACTGTTTCACACTATTACCTTTTGTCGCTTTTATAATTGGAGTATTCATATATCCTATAAATCCTTCCATTTCAAATAAATCTTTCCATTGTGAATTGAAGAAGTTTAAACATAATGCTTTGATATGAGAACCATCCAAATCTTGGTCTGTCATTATTAAAATTTTACCATATCTCAAACTGTTTTCCATATCTTTTTTAGTTGTATATGCTTTTCCTGACACTAATCCCATTATCTTTTTTATATTCGCTATTTCGGCATTATTATTGATTTTGGTTTGATTAGCATCTAATGTATTTAATAACTTACCCTTTAATGGAAATATACCATACCAATCTCTATCTTTTTTTGATAGACCCGACATTACACCCGACTTTGCCGAATCTCCCTCGCATAATATCAAAGAACATTTATTACTATCAGGACCTCCTGCCTTATTAGCATCTATTAGTTTTGGAATACCTTTAATTACTCTACTTTTTCTACCATCGGTCTTTCTAGCTGCTTTGTTTTCTTTTACTTCATTTAACGATATAGCAGCATCCATTACACCCATTTTAGCAAGTTTATCTATTATTTTATCTGTAATTTCAAATTTTGAACCAAATTTACTTACTGGCGTATTCATATAATCTTTTGTTTGACTATCAAATGCAGGATTTTCAATCATACAGTTTACAAATACTATCAACTGTTCTTTGATTGTCGTTGATTTCACTGTTACTTTCTTTTTCTTTTTTATATATTCAATCATTTTCTTACATATTTGATTTACAATATAATCCACATGCTTTCCTCCTTTACCCGTATTAATACCATTTACAAATGATACTTGAGCAAATTCATCCAATGGTGATAAAGAAATAACACATTCCCATCGTTCATTATTTTGATAAAGTCTTTTAACTTCTTCCTTTTCTCCAATATACATATCTACATACTGTTCAAATGATTTTACTGGTATGATTTCATCCTGCAACTTCACCTTCATCGATTTATTAGTCACACCAGCAATATCATATGCTCGTTTTTGTAAATGGTTCCATATATCATCTGTCATTCCATTTAAACCAAACCTTTTATAATCTGGAAACCATGTAACCTTCGTATATGGTTTTCCTGTATACTTTTCTATTTTTGGTTTATGTATCAAACTTAAGTTATTTTCTACTCGTTGTGTATATTTTAGCTTTCGCACGTGATCTACTGTCTCAACCACACCCCATTTCGCAAAGATAAATACCAATTTAATACCAAATCCATTCTTACCTCCTACTAATTTCTTTTCGTCATCATCGTAATTAGTAGATGTTCTTAAATGCATAAACACCATTTCAGGAATCCATTTTTTATCTTTAGGATGAATTTCAATATCTATTCCATTTCCATCATTCATTACTGTTAGTGCTTCATTATTACAACTCACTTCAATATTTTTTACTAGATTTTTGTGTTTTTCTTTTGATAAAGACATTCTTACTTGATGATCTCTTGCGTTTACTAGTGCTTCATCAAAACATTTATAAAAACCCGGAACCCAATTAAATGATTTATAAACTATCTTATTTTCTTTATCATCATAAGTCCAAGTAGTTGTTGTATCTTGTTCTACCGCACCTATATAGGTATCTGGTTTCTTAGATATATGTTCTAACGCAGTCATAGACTGGTATTGCTTCGCTAATTTGGCATTATCTTTTATCATATTCGTTAATATAATAAATTGTTTTTAAATTAAATCAATTTATTAAAAAATTAGGTTATCCCAATATAATACCAAATATATTCCCACCAAGACATTTGTCTTTCTTCTATTTGTAATTCTCTATCTAATCTTCTTTGTGCCTCTTTCAACAATGTTTGTATTTGACGCACTTCTTCTTTTAATACCCATATTCCATCTCTATATATATGATAATCTTTTAATTCAGCTTTTACCCAATCTTTATCTTCTTCCATATAATAATTTTAGTATATATTTTTATTATATAATTATTATTACAAATTTAGAAAGTTTGCGTTTATTTTTTTTCTATCTCAATTATATAATGGTAAATAAACCTCAATTTCAGAATGGTGGATACACCGTTGGCGGTAAAAGGTTCAAACAGTTAGTTGGTTCAAGAGCACAAGTTTGGAACGGAACTGCAGCAAAAACAAGTTATGGTAGAGCTGGTTTGAAAAAATCCGATTTACTTATGAACAAATGGGGACGCATTGTTTCCAAAAGAAAACATAAAACTGGTAAAAAATCCGGTTTGAAACGCCTACATGCTAAAGGATATTTTACTAAAAAAGGTAAATTCGGTGTTTTCAAAAAGAATGGAAAAACAGCAAAAAAAGGTAGAAAAAGCAAAAGATGCAGACATAATTCTGGTCCTAAAAAAGGTAAATACAAGAAGTGTAAAACCAAGAAAAGAACCCGTTAAATAGTTTAATCCCAATACTTTTTTAATATTGATTTATTTTTTATGTAATCGCTAGGAATAATATTTTTAATATATTTTTCAAAATATTTTTTACTACAGCAATTAATTTTTTGATGTTTATCACTATATGATACATATGATAAATATGCTTGAACCAATGATATATTTTCATTTATGTCTTTATCAAATTTAGCATCTATTGATTCTCGTATATCTTCTTGTTTATTCCAATAACTACAATATATATTTTGTATAACTTTATCCTTTATCTCTATCTTTGGATAAAAATATAATATCAATTCTTTCATATCTTTTTCTGTTATTAGAATATTCAATTTTGTATTTTTTTCTTCTTGTAACCATATATTATACAATTCACCCAATTCACTCATTTCATATTCATCTTCTATTAACATATTTTCCTCCTTTTCAATATCATAAAATTGAATTGATTCTTCCCAAAATTTTTTAAAATTTATCGCTGGTTTTAAATACTCACTTGTTATATTTTCATACATATTATTTTTGTATGATAATAGTTCTTTTAATTGATCTATAAATGTCTGTTTATACATTATTAAAGGCATATCCTTACTATCACAAAACATTTTCCATAAAAAATACATATCATTTTGACTTATTGACGAATTCATCATGGTCTTTGTTTTTGTTCTCAAAAATTCGTGAACTATATTTCCTTTATTACGCTTTGTAAGATATAATACTTTATCTTTCATTTTTTTATTTTGTTTCGTTAAATAATTTTGACCGTCTTTGTATCTTTTTGAATAATGACAAGCTACTACACACACGTTAAATATATTTTTCTTTATATATTCACTCAAAAATGTCATACTTGTTATTGTTTTTTTTATTGGTATAATCATACTATGTTCGTAATCATGACCCCTGTATTTAAATTTAAACATTGAAAAATTTATATCACTTCCAAAATAATCGTTGTAAAATAAATTTATTGTCATTAGAAATTCTCTTGATAATTCTGGAACATAAAATACCAAATCTGTATTTTTATTAAGTATACAATCTCCTAATATCGTTAAAAAATATTTTAATTCTTCTTTAGTTTCAAAAAAAGCAGGACAAAAAAAGTTTATCAAATTTTGTATGGTAGATGATTCTGGTAATGAATGAAAAAATATTTGTTCTCCTACTATAAGATTTATTATTTCATCTGCTATTTCTCTTTTCATATTACTCAATATTGAAGGTGGATTCAAATCTTGAATTATTTTGTGGTATATGTCATCTCGTTTTGCATATTCATATGAATAACCATCATATTTTATAAATACCTCTGTATCTAATGAATTATTATAAAATGAATAATACTTTATATCTTTATCATTCAAAAAATTATCTATATATTCATTTCTTTTCAACATCTTTTCCATTTTTGTTATTTTTTCTTCTCTATAATCTTTTATTTCTTTTGTCAGTTGTTCTGTTAAATAATTATAGATTAATTCAACGCCTTTTTCATCACCATTATTATTGGTTAATATTGTCCTCAAAGCGTAGATACATTTTCCTTCGGAAACACTCATATTATATATATATTAATCTTCTGTTTTATATAATTTTAAATAATAATTAAAATAACTAGTTAAATACTAATTCTTAATTTTGATTATATGACATCAGTTGCAGATAGTACAAATAAAGGTAAAGTTATGATACTAAAAACCGTACAAATAGCACCATTTAGAACACTAATGACTGCTTTAAAAGATATTTTACTTGAAACTAATATTACTTTCAAAAAAGATGGTATTAGAATTATTAATATGGATAAATCCCATACTATCTTAGCTCATTTATTTTTAGATGCAAACAAATTCGAACATTATTATTGTAAATATGATAAAATCATTATTGGTGTCAATATGTTTCATCTTTTTAAACTTATTAACTCTATTGATAATGATGACACTCTAACAATTGAAATTGATGAAACTGAATATACAGATGGGATCGTAGACCATCTTGGATTAAAATTTGAAAATGGTGATATTAAACAATGTAAAGAACAAAAACTTAAATTAATTGAACCTGATGAAGAAGAACTTGAATTACCAGATGTCACTTTCTCCTCTATTATTAATCTCCCTTCCAGCGATTTCCAAAAAATTATTCGTGATTTATCTAATATTTCCGAACGACTTGAAATTAAATCTGTTGGTGAAGAACTTATTTTTGAATGTTCTGGTTCTTGGGCTGTCGCCAAAATCACCCGTTCCGAATGCGACGGCAATATGGAATTTACCCAAAAACCCGATAATACCAAAGTTATTCAAGGGGAATTTAGCTTGAAGAATCTAGGGTACTTCATCAAGTGCACGAACTTATGCAATAGTATCGAGATGTATTTAGAAAATGACTTGCCACTTATCGTGAGGTATGCAGTCGCAAGTCTTGGTGAAATAAAGCTCTGTCTTGCTCCATTACCTTCTATGTGAGCGTATTATTGTTTCTCGCTTTTTTACATTTTTTTGATTTTTCGTGTCTATTTATTTTAGATTTACAAGTTAATAATAATTCCTCGCCACAATATTTACAAATTGATTTTTCTTTTAAATATGCGTATATTTTTTGTGCTTCAGGTGTTGCGCGATATATTTTTTGTTTTTTTGCAAATTTTTCTTTATTTTCAGGATAATATACATTTTTATGCCAGTCTGAAAACGATCTTCCAGCTTTCTTTATATTAACACAATTAACGCCGATTTGCTGAAATGTACCTTCATATTCTCGCAATTCTTTTTTCGAATTACAAGGATAATTTTTTACAAGTTCTATTCTAGCATCATCATATTGTAATATTCCAGCCGAAGAACAGTATTCGCCAGATGTTCTTTTTTTCCCATTATTAATCCATTTTTTATACCATCTTTGGTGTTCATCAAATCTATCTTCAAGAGGGTCAATAGTAGAACCAATATAAGGCAACTCGCAATGGTCGCTAATAATCTTGTAAATTTTACCTTTGGAATAATCTTCCATTATAATTAAATTAAAAAAAATTTATTTTTAATTCAATTAACTTCAATGATAAATATATAATTTTACCATACTTGCTACTCCCAATAATGGAAATATTATATCCCAATTAAACATATTCGTAAAACTATTTTGCGTAATAGCATCTTTCCTTTCACCTTTCCTTACTATACAACCATTAAATACTTTCCTACTTGCTAAAGTAAAGATTATAAATAATAAATGCCAATTTAACAATTCTTTATTTTTTGATATAATTGGTATTAATACGAATATTATTGCCAACATATAATGATATATTTCAATCATTATTGATTTTTTTATTATTCTTCCTGTGCTATAAATAATGATTCCAAATATTAAATATATAACTATATACAAGTCATAACTATCAACTTTTTCTAAAAACAAAATCAATGATAATAATGTCATTCCAAAGGTATTTGCCATATCACATGCCATTAATGCTTTGCTTTTTACACTCATTAATATTAATTAATATATTTATTTGGTATAACATACTTATATGTTTTAAAACAAGGGTAAAGTCTTTCATATAATTTTGCTCTTGAATAATCTTCTGGTTTTATCCATATGCTATATATATTATACATTGGCATTCTGGTAATCATATATATTGTATTCCTAGGTCTAACAGGTCTTGGTTTTATTAAACATAATTCTAATAACTTTGAAGGATATATTGTCAAATCTTTTCTTACAAATCCCAATGGTATTTTATGTATTTTTGATTTTTCTATTCTCCCTACTTTCATTCTTGGTCTATATTGTTTAATACTGTTACTTAAATTTACTATCATTGGTGTTCTTGGTGAATAACTCCATTTTACTAATCTATAATATACTGTTATTGGATTCTCTAAAAAACTCTTCCTTTTTTTCTCTATTATATCATAATTGTATTTATTTGTTAAATGTAGTTTAGATTTTGTAAATGAAAAAATATGTATTATTATTTCACTAGGCAATTCATATATATATCTTTTTAATATTATATATATTATTTGTATAAATCCAAAATAAACTATAGCTATAATTGCCGATTCTTTCATTTCAACAATATCTACGTATTGTAATTCATCACAATCATTAAATAAATCCATTATATTTAATGATTTTTAAAATTTAAATACTTTCGTCAAATAACTTACTATTGGTGTTTTCATATTGAAACCGATTGAACCAAACAATATTCCAAATAATCCTCCTATGATAACTTGTTGAACCGTATGACAATTCAAATATACTCTACTATACGCTATAAATATAGCTAAACCTGATAATATAATATTTCTTATATCAAATAAAGCATATCCATATGACATATTTTTTAATATCATATATGTAGCAAACCCCCACGCTTCTTGTGAATGTCCTGAAGGCATTCCATATGATTTCGTTTTATGTCCGGGTGGATTTTTCCATATCCCACAATTAGCCGCACCTTTTGGTCTCGTGCCTTTTCCTAATATTGGATAATATTTATCTCCCATTATTGGCTTGGCTATTTTATATTTTAATACACCATTTACCAAGTTTGATAATACCATAAAGACAAAAAAGTAAATATCATTTATTATTAAGGCATATATTAGAGTAGCCGCAGGATAAAATCTCGCAAAATCATCTATAATTTCCATATATAAATTGATTATATTTATTTATTATTTGTTGTTTTAATTAAATATTTCAAGATGGGTAATTTGCTTGTTGCTGGATTTTTCGGTTGTATACTACTATTAATGATAATAGTTGTTTGCGTGATAATTACTAAAATTATTATTTGCTTCGCGCAAACAATATGGGCTTGTTATAAATGTATCTTTCCTGACGACGAGCCCAACACTTGGCATTTTGGTTGTTGTTGTTGTGATATTATGGTAGATTGTTCTTGTCCTTGTTATTTTCAATTAAATTGTATTGCGCTCACTAGAACACTATGTAATAAAATAAATTTCCATTGCTGTAATCAATGGGGATGTATGGCAAGACATTTTGGTTGTCGTTGTTGTAGAAAAAGTATTAAAAAAATTGTACCTATAAAAAAGAACTATACTAATAATCATATTATCATAATAAATCCTTATGATGATAATTATAAAATAGGAACCATTTCTAAAACTGTAAATATTGTTTAAATCTCAATTGACCGACGTTGTAATCTTCTTCTAGGTGTTCCAGGTAATATATTAATAACCATTTTTTCTTTTATTGGTGGTTCTTCTTCTTTTACCGGTATATCTTGTTCTAATCTAGCCATTTCAATATCCCTATCCGGTTGTCTTATTACTTTTTCAAATAACATCTTATGATAAGGATCTCTTGGTCTTGTCGCAGTTTTTGCTAATTCTTCAAATCTTAGATTGAGTGCTTCAAGATATTTTATCTTATTAATTGCTTTTGTTTCTTTACATACCGCAATTTCTTCGGGTGTTAATCCATAATATTCTACAATATCATTTTTTTTTATTTTTATTTCTCTTAAAGCCTGAAAATATTCGTTAAAACAACCCATTCTTTCTAAACAATTTACACCTTCTTCTCCTATAAGCCTATTCATTATCATTTCTTCTACTTGTTCTTGTAACCAACATTTCCAAGCTACATAAAAAGTACAACTTAAAATTATTAATCCTCCGAAAGATAGACCACTCAATACAAATATATTATTTAAATCCAATTCAAATTTTGTACTATTTTCTTTATTTTCTTTATTTTCTTTATTTATCCATCTGGTTTTATTTATCAAATTAATTCTTTGTTTGTCTATCCAATTTGTTTTATTTATAATATTGGTTTTGTTTTTTATAATAATTCTTGTAATATTAAAATACTGTTTTAATTCTGGTATATAATCTGGTTTCGATATATATTTTACACAAATAGGCAAATGATATTTATACTCATTATTCGAAGCATTTATAGTTTCACGACAAGAGTGAGTTGTTACTTGTGTATAATCTTCTTTGTAATAATCGCTATAATAAGACATTTGGAAAGCAACACATTTTTCATTTGGAGCAAAATTATATAGGGATAAGCTCAAGGCAGGATTTGTATATGTTGCTTCACAAGAAGCCATTTCCCAATTGACATCATCACATATATATTTACCAGAACCTCCATATCCCCCATAAGGATTGTTAGATTTTCCACTATCACACCATATATTGTTTTGATTCCAACTTGAAACTACCCTTGACCCCGTACAATATACACCAATACCCAATTCGCAGTAAAATTTTACTTCTCTATAATTACAATTAGTACATTTACAAGTTGCCCCCCTATAAAGAGGACACAATACTTTTACATTATTACAATTAGTATTACCCACACTACTTTGAATTTGACTACCACATTTTAACTCAAATTTATATCCTTTTTGAATATTTCTGGCATCAACTATCAAATTGTTTAATTGTCCTATATTATTTCCTGTAGCTTCTATATAACAGTTGCCTGTGTCGCAATAAACTGTTGTCATATTACAAGCATTTTGGTTATTACATAAAATACTAACATTACCGTAATATGTATTATTAAATCCCATATCGTAATTTTTAATTATTATTTGCTCTCTCTTCGCACGTATTAGATATTGTGTTAATTGCAACATAAATAATAATATTCTAAATAACTGCATATTATTATTATATGAATTTATTAAAAATTTGGATTATGTTTCTTAAATAAACATCCATGTAAAGCTAGTCCCTCTATTGGAATTATTGCTTTTGGATTTTGATTTTCTAAATCTCTCATCCATATTTTCAATATACAAAATGTTTTTTTTGGTGATATTGTCATACCATTTACCTTTTCTATAAAATTAGTTTCTTTCGATATACTTTCTCCTGTCAATGCATACATACAATTATTCCATACATCGCTTACCTGTTTATTCATTACTTTAAAAGAAAAACACCCGCCTTTACAATTTTTTTCATCTTCCCAAGTTGGATTAATATCTTTCCTCATTAAAAATAACATGCAATTTTTAATCATTTTTTCTGGTATCGCATTTGTTAAAGATATTATTTCTTCCATCGTAGAAAGTTCCATTATTTTTATGTAACTTTTTAAAGACCAATCAGTATCGTGTGGTAAATGCGCCCACAGAACCCATTTATCACTTAAATTATGTTGTTCTGTTTTTGTGCAATGATGTCCCTCCATTATAAATAATATTAATAGTTTTTTTTTATATTATTTTTTTATATTATATCGTAATTATCATCTTCTTTTAAATAAATCATTTCATCCGATTTTAATTCAAACATTCTAACATTTTTATCCATTATTTTTATTTTATAATTTTTGTTTTCTAATTTATAATTATGATATAAATTCATAAACCATTTTAAAAAATTATAGCTTAATATTTTATTTTCTACAACATAAAATAACTTTAAGTTATGATTTATATCTATTTCATCACCTTCTTCTGGCGAATATATTACTTGTAAAAATATTTTATTCGGTTTTTCTATATTAATATTCTTTACTGTAAATATAGGTGTTGTTGCCGAAACTATTTTTATTCTATCTTCATCTTTTATCGCTATAAAATCCAATTCTTCTTTTTTTGGCGAACCTTTTTCATTCATATCTTGTTTTTCACCATCTTTTATATACAAGTATTCCCTTTCTTTTTCTTTTTTTTCTTCTGCATTTACACCACAATACTCTTTTAGTGTATGATATATTTTCACTAATTGAAATGTCCCTCCAATTATTAACATATCTATATCTATTTTATATTTATTATACCCATAATATCCCATAACTGCTAATGCTAAATAATAATACATTATGTATTTAATACAATATATTATTTTTAAATTATATTTCTACTTTTTAGTTTATCAATAAATTCTTTTTTCTTTTCACCACCCAATTGCTCCGCAACATCTATGCACAATATTTTTAAACAATTCTCAAAATCATCATTACTTGTTCTATTTATACAACTTTCTGCTTGATTAGCAAATGCCGCTGCCATATCCATTTTACCCATATCCATTAATATATTTCTAGCTATTTTTACATATTCTCTTCTATGACCGAATTTATTTTCACTAGAATATAATCTTGAAAACCATCTAAAACTGTAATCTTTACCTTTACCATCGTGCTGTATCATTGCTTTATCATAATCTTTTTCATCTTGTCTTACTTCTTCGTCTTCTGTTTCTTTTGTTTGTAAATCACTTGTTACTCTTGGCGGGTCCAATACAACTTCTCCATTTTCTGTTCCATTTGATTTGGGTGCATGTGTATGGCCATGTGAATGGTTCATTTTTTCATTTGATATTAATGGTGGTTGGTCGTATACCTTTAATTTTCCACTTTTTGGGTCTAACCCAAATACTGTTAATAACATTATTGTAATTACGGTCATCAGCATAAATGGAATAAAAACTATTATCCACGATATTATTCCTAAACCGGTATTACATAAAAATTGTAATAATATTGTAAATATTACAGTTTGCCATAGTTTCATTAATGCTGTATTAAAATAACCTTTTACGACATCGATCCCTATTTGTGTAACTGTAAAAATTAAATAAATTAGTGCAGGAGGACATAAGCTTTTCAATATCATTTATATTACACTACGAAAAAAATACCATTTTTTATTTCACCCAATATATCGCCTACTTCTTCATCATCTTCAATTTTATATACATTACCTTCTTCATCAGTATAACATGTCACATAAAATTTCTTATTTTTCGTTTTTGCTATTTGAAGACCATTTTTATTAATAAATTTTAATTCCATTTCAATATCTTCTTCATTTAATTCTAATTCTTCTTCGTCTTCTTCGTCATCATCATCATCATCTTCTTGTTTTCCGACTGAACTCAAATTCTGACTAATTTCTTTAACAGGTAGTTTTTCCTCTTCCTCTTCCTCTTCATCAACTTCTTCTTCTTCATCTTCATCTTCATCTTCTTCATCAACTTCTTCTTCATCAACTTCTTCTTCTTCATCAACTTCTTCTTCTTCATCAACTTCTTCTTCTTCATCAACTTCTTCTTCTTCATCTTCTTCATCTTCTTCATCTTCTTCATCTTCTTCATCTTCTTCATCTTCTTCATCTTCTTCATCTTCATCTTCATCTTCTTCATCTTCTTCATCTTCTTCATCTTCTTCATCTTCTTCATCTTCTTCTTCATCTTCTTCATCTTCTTCATCTTCTTCATCTTCTTCATCTTCTTCATCTTCTTCATCTTCTTCATCTTCTTCATCGTCTTCTCCCTCTTTAAAAACTACAACTTCTTGATTAGTTTTTTCATTCATTGTTAAATTCATACAATGTGTATTAATATTATCTAAATCTTCGGCATTTTCCTCATCACTTGATGTCAAATTTGCTTCTCCCCATCCTTTAATTCCTGCTGATGAAATAATTATATCTTTAATAATCAATTCTTCTTCCAACCCTGAATGTTGTGGACTATATTGTAGAAAATTTTTCATTGCTTCTTTAATCATTAGTTCAAAAGTAACCCATTTAATACCACTGCTGTTGTGTGGTCCGTAATTTTTGTCTTCTTCCAATTGATTTAATTGTTTGGGGTCTAATTCAACATTATATTCTTGTTTTAAATTATTAACAATCATTGAAACTGGTGTTTCTTGTGTTTTTTTCCAATAATCAGATACTGTTATTTTTTTTAAATCATCAGCATTTACTGCTTCGTCTTCTTCTGAAGAAGTTTCGTAATTTTCGTATGGTATTGGAGATGTTGACATTACTGTATTCTCTCTTTGATTTTTCATATTTTCTAGTTCTTTTATAACTTCTGTTTTTGCTTCTTCTTCCTCTTTTTTTATTTCAAGTATATTTAATGATACGCCTGATTTTGGAGCACCAATCACATTAGTCATACCCAATTGTAATTCTCGTGCCCTTTTTTTTAGTCTATCATTCTCTTTTTTTAGTGTTTCTACAAGATTTTTCAACTGTTCGTTTTCTCGTGACACTGATTTAAATAAAGTTGATCTTCTAAAAAGACGATTAATTTCCTCAACGTCGCGTATTATACCGGAAAAATTTTCTTCGAGTATATTTCCAATAGATGATGTAATTTCATCTATAACTCCTTTTACTTTATTTTTTTCTACCGTTTGTTCTTGTTCTTGTTCATTTGAATTCGCATACCAATCCATTTATATAAAGTTGAATTATATCTGTTTATATCCTTTTTATATTTAATTAAACCTCTCTTTAATTAAAGTAATTACTGAATCTGCTTTTACATTTGGCATTAAATTTCCTTTAATTCTTCTATTTATCATAGGAAAGGGTATATTTACTTTAATAATATTTCCATTTTCAATAAAATCTTTAAAAAGGGCATATAGTTTTTTAACAGGTTCATACCTAAGAGTTAATTCAAATTTATTTAATTCTTTAATTATGTTTCTAATATCTTCTTTCCTTTGTTCTTTGGTTTTATATTCAACTTTCTTTGTCATATAAAACTAAATATGTATTAATTTTTATATTAATTCGTTTGTTATAATTATTTTTTTTTGAAAATAATTATATAATGTCATCTTTAGATAAAATTAAAATTATTATGAGTCAAACAGACTACTCGGAAGAAAAAGCTACTGAAAAATTACAGAAATGGAATGATGATTACATGAATGTAATTCGTGAATATTTAAATCCAAAATTTCAAGAAAAAAAACCAAAAAAATTAAAATCTGTAAACCAAGAAATGATGTCTCAAATAAGAAATTACATGGATAATATAGCAACCGAATATGAAAAAAGAAAAGCAGATGGTGAAAATTCTAAAAATTAAAATTTGAAGATAATATTTCATTTTTAGTTGTAGTGCTTTTATTCCTTTTTAATCTATATTCTTTATTTTTTGTTTTTACTTTATTATTTGAATCTAATAAATTAGAATAAACGTTTGGTATTTCATTATTTTCTTCGTATAATTCTGGAAGAATTTTCGTCATTGGTTTATCAACAATCATTAACAATTTATCATTTTGTAATAATTTTCTATATTCTTTTATACTTAGATTTCCGTAATATTTATCCAGTGTATAATAAGGGTTCGGTGCGGGTTTTATATTTATTGTATAATTATATATTTTACTATATATATTATTTATTAAACTATATCTTTCCCATAATGTAGACGCATCTATATTTTCATCCTTTAGATGTGCCACAGCGCATTCGGGTGAACAAAAACACCCATACACTTCATAACTATTATTTTCATACTTAATTGGTATATGAATTGCTGGATTATCAAAAGAACAAGTACACCAAAAACATGCTGACTTTTTATCAGAAACATTATTATTACGCAATTTCTTTTTTAATTGGTCTAATTTAACCCATATTTCTTTAACATTTACATCGCTATTATCTACTTTAGTTTCCTCTTGTGTATCATTGAAAATACTTACAGTATTTTTTTTTACAGGCTCGTTTACTTTTAAATTATGAAAATTCAAATCCTGTAATTTTGAATTATTATTTAATTGAAAAGCCGTTGGGTCAGTTAAATTATTAATATCAGGATTATAATTACCAGATGACATTAATATATTTGAACTTACTTCACATTTTTTACATTTTAAATGTAAAATTATATTTTGTTGTTGTTTTACATTAACATTTAAATTCAAATCACTTTTCTTAATTAATTTTCCACCCTTTGGCTTTCTTCCTCTTTTCTTTTTAACAACTGGTGCATTCGTTTTTGTTTCTACTTTTGTGTTTTTTGGTTTTCGGCCTCGTTTTTTTTTAACGATCGGTTCATCGTCCTTTTTTACCTTTGCCTTTCGGGGCATTCTATAACGATTAAAAAAGTTTTTCTTTTAAATACTTTTTATAAAGACTTTGCCAAAAATCTTATCGAAGGAGTGGTTGATACATGTAAATTATAACACAAACGACATAAAGATGTATAATTATCTGCTCCAACTACTGTTTGTTGTTGTTCGTTTGACAATCTGTGTGTAAATATCGCATCTCTTTTTTTACATCTTTTACAAATCGCTTTTATCTTTATTACATCATCACATAATGGTATTACATCCAATATACTACCAAACTTTCTTCTTTTAAAATCTCCATCCAACCCTGATATATATACTTTTTTCTTATGTAAATTTGTTAGTAAATTTACTATGTCATATAAATCTTCAAAAAACTGACCTTCATTTATTAAAAATATGTCATATTCTCCTACCATATTTACTATATCTTTCAATTTTTCTACATAAATACACGGTATTCTTGTACCATTATGATTCGCCATATCTGTTGTATCATTCCATCGTTTTTTATCACAACTATGATTTACTACACAACACGGCATATCACAATTACTATATCTATTGTATATTCTTATTAATTCTGTCGTTTTCCCTGAAAACATAGGACCTAAAATAATCTTTAAATACCCCTGTTTTTCCGCATTTTGTTTTAATAATTCCATTTAAAACAATATAACAATATTATTTTAAATCAATTTTTCAAAATCTGTTTTCGCTTCTTTATATCTCAATCCACCTGGTTTATATAATTTATGAATAATTAACGGTAATAATTCTCTTTTTAAAACAATTTCTGCTCTTTTTTTTTGAAAATCTTTTATCAGATATTCTGTTAATTCCTCTCCTATTTGATTTATAATATTATCTCTTATATAATAATAATTTCTATATGAACCAAAATCTTTTCTAGTATCCGGTACTACTTTATAAATTATAGCATTTAATTGTTGTGAAGATACACAAGATGGATATGTTTTTAAATTAAACCATTTGCCATGCGTAATCATATCAACTCTAACGTCTTTTGCTTTTGGACCAGCATTTTCATACATTGGACCTTCATACCACATTTAAATATGTTATTGTAATATATTTAAATTAATATTGTTTAAAATAATTTTCATATTCCATTTTTATTTTCATATATTCTCTTATATCTATCGTTCCATCCTTTACACATTTTTTCAATATTTTCAGTGTATTCTTGCCATCTTCTTCTAATTCGTTTATATCAAAACCCCCCTAATTTTATTTGTGTATTTATCTTCTTCGTTTGGATTTTCTACCTTTTCTTTTTCTTTTTATTTTTTTCCTCTTCTTTGTTTTTCGTTTTCTCCTTTTTTTATGAGTTCGTTTCTTTGTTCGTTTTCTTTTTTTTCGTCTTTTTTTTGAACCACCAAAACTCATATAACCTTTCGTTCCATCTCCCTTAACAGCAAAAGGATCTGAAAATGTAGAATAATTCTTTTCTTTAACAACTTTAACTGATAATTTTTCAATTAAACCTATTGCTGGAAGGTCATCCAAATCATTTAATTCATCATCATGCCATACATAACAATTACCGAATAATTTCAATCTATCATCATCAATCATACGATGCATAATTGTTTTTAACTCGTCAATGGATTCTGCCGTATCCTTATATCCATAAAAGTTTCCAACTCCAAGACTAAAAGTAATGTTTTCTTGAACGACAGGCACAACATCTCCATGTAATGAATATTTATTCCCTTTGTATATAGCTTCTTTTGTTTTATTCTCAGGATTAGGTATATTCATTACATAAGACTCCCATAGTGCTGGCATATTTAATAAACCAGCACAACCTACAGTAATCATATCTGATAAAAATGTAGCGCCATATTTTGATATTTCCTTATTATTTATAACTTTATATAAGTTTTCAGCACTGCCATAAACTTTGGGAATTAATAACTTATCACGTATTTTTTCCGTTAGCTTGACATCCACTCCATCCATTACATATGGAGGGCTATAATTGTGTGCGTGAGCTCCAACGGCACGGTCTTCTTCTGGTGTGCTAATAATTTGTCCATTAGCAGCAGCAGATTTTTTGTTAACTAATAAAAGTGGTCTTTTTTCTCTGGGCACAATTCCAAAATATGTTTGTATTCCTCTTTCTTTTGCTATGCTAAATATATCAAATAAACTTGTAGCTATATCACTTTGAAGCCGTCTAAAATTTTCAACATTATTTGTAGTAATATCTCCATTGGCAGTATGAAATGTTCTCTGGTCATCTGCGTGAGCGCGAAAATTTGTAGGCGTTTTAAATACATTACCACTTTCTAAGGCTTTAATATAGGTAGGCATATCAGCACAAATAACAAGTTTTACATTTGTATATTTACTATTAAACTCCTTAAATTTTTGAAAAGTTAATGAAGTAGGTGCACCTATTATAAAAAATATATTCGGCTTTGTTGCCATTTATATAATATCTAAATATTATTAGTTATTATATTTATTTTCTTCTTCTTCTAGATTTTCTAGATTTTCTACCTTTTCTTTTTCTTTTTTTACGTGTCTTTTTCTTGCGGCGAACTCCGCCTACAGTCCGCGGGTATTTAGTCTGTGAAAGAATCCTACGCCGCGGACGACCATTACGAAGTGAGTGTGCAAGATCAGGTTCATGAGCTTGTTGTTCTCTAATAGTCTCTTCTGTTACCCATTGCAAATGCTCTTGCCAACGTGTTCTGTCAGGGTTATGATAATCATCTATTATACTTCTTTGATATACACTTCGGTGGTGTGCTTCCTCATATTCCCCGCGAAAATCATCATCTCGCATAAATAATTCTAAAATAAACTGCGCTGATCCAAAATCATCCCAATCATAATTGAATTGTGCTACATCCCAAGTATAATCTCGTGGTGGTTCTGCTTGAGAAAAATATGATTGTATAGCACCTTTGCCTCTTTTCTTACGCGTCTTTTTCTTACGGCGGCCTCCTTTTAAATCATCCACAACCTCCTCCTCCTCATCATCTGTGGCCGGTGGTTCCATGTCAATTAAGTTATAATTCTTATTAATAGCAAATTCATACATATCAAGTGTGTTGGAACTGAAATTTCTGGTTGCTGACGGACTAACCTTCCAGCGTTTGCCCGGTCCTCCCGACGGTGTTTCCGCCTTCGCTCTTATTTTTATAAAGCTAAACACTGGGTTATTTCCAAAGGCCTGGGCAAGGCGCTCTTTATTTTTAATTTTCCATTCTTGTCCTACTTTTTTTTCTTGACCTCCTCTCTTTTTACGCGTTTTTTTCTTGCGCGTCTTTTTCTTGCGGCGTTTTCCACCCTTTTTCTTTGTCTTTGTCATACTACTTGTCTTTGTCATACTACTTCTTCTAACCATTCTATTTCTTTTATGATGGTTAGTATATGATTCTGATGGTCTTAGTAACATACCTTTTTTGATTTTATATATTATTAATTCCAATTGAGAATCTGTCAAAATATCAGGCATATATTCTTTAAAAGTGATAAACCCGTCTGATTGATACATTGGTTTTTTTCTATTCATAATTGCTGTTTCTGCTTGTCTTTCTGTCATTGTATCTATTCCAGCTATACCATTAATTGCGTGTTCTGCTGCTGCAGCTCTAGATTTTGTTCCAGATATTGCCTCCGGATTTATTGCTAATGATTTTTTTGGTATAGTTTTATCAATACTATATAATGTTAAATCATCCAATCTTTCTGAACGAGGATGTTCTATTAATGTTAAATTCCACGTACTTTCTACACCTTTATCTTTTAATTGTTTAAATCTATCAGTTCCTACTACAAGATATATATCAGTATAGCCCTTCTTTCTTAAATAATCGGCTGCTCTATCCATAGTATATGGTCTGCCCTTTTCACCTTGTGGATTAATATATTCTAAATTTTCAATTTCTGGAAATTTATGTAGAATATTCATTTTATCCCATACACTTAATGGATTTTCATTGCTTTTATTTGAACGAAATGTAGATTTTGTCACTCTATTAACAACAGGTCTCCATTTTGTTCCTTTATGCGGCGGTAAATAATTTTGACTAGCTGAAAGAAATATAAATCCTTTTCCTCCTAATAATTTGGCTTGATATGCTATATATTCTAATAATTTATAATGACCTCTAGTTGGTGGATTTAATCTTCCAAAATTCATTACTGCTACTTTACGTTTTTTTATATACTCTTCGGCTTCATTTATTCCAGCAGCTGTTGTTGCTACTCTAACAGATTCTTTTGGATCTAATCCGGCGGCAACAGCTGCTTGAACATTGGGTTCAGTTATTATTGTTTGTTGAAATAATTTTGTTAAATCAGCCATATTTCTTTTATTTTTAGCGGCAATACTTGCCATATTTATATTATATTTATATTAATATTTAAAAGTTATATTAAATATTAATATACTTATGAATGATAATAGACCATGGATTGAAAAATACAGACCAAATAAGTTTGAAGATATTGTATTAGAAGACTCAAACAAAACATTATTAAATAATATAATAGCAACTAATAACTTCCCAAACTTATTATTTTATGGACCACCCGGAACCGGTAAAACAACAACTATAATTAATATGATAAATTCGTATCAAATAAAACATAAACAAAAAAAGAAAGGATTAATGATACATTTAAACGCATCTGATGACAGGGGAATTGATATTATTAGAAATCAAATTAATAGTTTTGTAAATACTAAAACATTATTTGGCAGTGGTGTAAAGTTTGTTATTCTAGATGAAGTAGATTACATGACAAAAAACGCTCAACAAGCCTTAAGATATCTAATACAACAATATTCGCAAAATATTAGATTTTGTTTAATATGTAATTATATTAGTAGAATTGATGTATCATTACAAAATGAATTTGTTAGATTGCGGTTCTGTCAATTACCAAAGACTGATATATATCATTTTTTAGATACTATTATTAAAAAAGAAAATATTAATATTACTAATAACCAAGTTATGGCAATTCAAGAAAATTTTAAATCGGATATTCGTAGTATGATAAATTTTATACAATCAAATCATAATACGATTGGGTTAAATATTAATATTATACAAGATAGTTTTTGGAAAAATCTTATTAAAAAGATGAAAAATAAAGATAAAAATACTAAAAGATTTATAGAGGATAATTGTATTAAATACAATATAAAAATTAAAAGTTTTATAATTAAATTTATGACTTACTTAGTAAAAATCAATAAAAAATACTTGACGGATAAATGGTTAAATTTTATAGAGTTCACAGTTCATAATAGCACTGTAAATGAAAAGTATTTGTTAGAATATATTATTGTTTTTATGAAAACGAATCTTTAATTATCTAAATGCTTCGTAATATAATTTCATGCGGATTTCTAGTTTCTTCGTGAAATTATTAGGTGATTTATCGGTTGGATTGAAATTATTTCTTTTTAAACTATACTCTTTACAAATATCTTTTAACAATTTCTTTTTTTGGGAATTTTCATTCACTATTGCTTTCCTAAAGCTTTTGTCATTATAAAATCTTTGTGCACATCGCAAGTTGTCCATTTAATATACAAAAAGATAAATAATATTATAAAAATTGATTTAAAAAAAAATATGGTTTATCTATTAACATAAAATGAATAACGATCTAAATGAAGAATGGTTAAATTTTGCTACAGGCAATGCCGTTGACTGTAGTAAAGTAAAAGAGAGAAAAAAAGAGATAAAAGCAAATTTCTCTGAAATTTATATTTCAACAAAAACAAAAATTGCGTTCTTAAATACAGATATTGATTTATATAAAATATATTGGGTTTTGCCAGTTTTAAAATATCATACGCCTAAGTGTGGTATTCTAAAAAAATCTATCAAATATAATTGTCATACACCGGAACAAACAAAAGTATTGGATTCAATATTATCTAATTTAAAAGAAGATTACCAATCAACAATATTATCATCTATCAATATTAAAACTAAAAAAACCTTCAAATATAAAGACACTAGAAAAATTGATATAGGTATATCTCGTAAAGACATTACTTCTTATAAATTTACAAAAAAGGGTGCTTTTTATAACTGTTTTGCTATTATTCTAAGAGTTGTATTTCAAAATAAATTTAAAGAAGTTCATGTAAAAATATTTAACACAGGTAAACTTGAAATTCCGGGTATTCAAAATGATGAATTATTATATATAGCTCTTAATTATTTAATGAAAATTTTGAATAATATATGTGATAAAAAAGATATTGATTACAATAAGGCAAGTATTGAAAATGTATTAATTAATTCAAATTTTACTTGTGGATTCTTTATTAATAGATCAAAATTATATAAGATACTTAAGTTTAAGTATGGTATTCACGCCTTATTTGATCCTTGTTCTTATCCAGGTATTCAGTCTAAATTTTATTATCACAAAGATAAAAAAATTCAAGATGGTAAATGCGGGTGTCATCCTAAGTCTTGTTTCGCAATTGATAAAAAAGATAAACACGAAATTCAATGTACTATTGTAAGTTTTATGATTTTTAGAACAGGAAGTGTTTTAATTGTAGGACATTGTGATGAAGATGTTCTTAATATTATTTATAATTTCTTAAAAACTATTTTGAAAACTGAATTCAAACAAATATCAGAAATATCTACTACCACAAAAAAAAAGAATGTAAATAAAAAAACTAGAAAGAAAACTATATTAGTTGCTATTTAAATAACCAATTTATATATTTTATACTTGTTAATTTATTAATTTTTTCATTATTTTTATAACTGTTTAATTTTTCTCTTACTTTTGTTTCTGAATAATTTTTATTCAAAAACTTATTTATTGCTGAATTTACTAATTCTAATGCTTTTTGTGGTCCTATCTTTAATAGTTCCGTTTTATCTAATAATACTGATAATATATCTAAATTAAATTTATCATAGTTATTTATAGCTTTTAAAATTCCTTTCTCCATTTTTTCTATGTTGGTCTTTATTTTTTTATATGTTAGTTTTTCATTGTTTAATTTTACATTTTTTAGTATTATTAATATAATCGTATTAATTATATCTATTGTTTTTGTTAGTTTAAAATGTTTCTTTTTTTCTTCTTCTGTTAAAACAAAATCTTTTTTAAAATCATTATTTATTTCATATATTGTCTTCTTATATACAAACAAACTCGCATCTCTTGAATTTAATTTTAGATACGCATGATTATCGTGTCCTATTTGTCCTATGAATTCCACATAGTATAAATATGCCTTTTTAATATGATGTAATATTAATGTAAAATTTTTTGTATACAAAAATAATATATTAAATATATGTTTATATGTTATTAATCCTCTTTTTGCAATAAATAAAAAATGTACTTTTATTTCTTTTATATCAATATTATTCAACAAAAAATCCAAATATTCTTTCAATAGTTGGATATATACCTTCATAAATGAAAGTATATTTTTTTCATCTATCTTTTTGTTATAATTATTTGTATTAAATATAATTAAACTATTATTCATTTTATAAATATATTCATTTTTTTTTAATTATATGGACGGATAACTATTTAAATATGTTTCTTTTTTGATTATATATAATTGATGTCGGCCGTAACCGAAAATTCTACCGAAGCTCCCAGAAGTAACTATAAACTTCCTTCTGGAACTACTTTACAGCATTGTGCTAAACTTTCCATTGTTGAAGATAAACCTATTATGTTCGATTATTGGACGCCTTCTTGTGATAAAGAAGTCTTGATTGGTGTTAGGGATAATGATGAAAAACTACTTGTAAAAAGCGAAGAAGAATATACTAGTCCTGTTGTCAAAATCTACAAAGTAGAAGAAGAATACATTATTATTACTGAAAACTCTATTTATGTTGTTTCAGCTGACATTCCAACTAAACGTGTCTCATAAATTTCGGTGTTTTTCTCTCCCAAAACATCCAAATTAGTAAATATATATTAATTTTTTAATAATATATATTACAATATTTCTTTTATCTTTCCCTTTTGTTCCACCGACAACTTTGTTGGAAAATTTATTACAAATTGTACTATTAATGACCCTGTGCTATTTCCTCTTGTCATGCCTAACCCCGATATTCTTGTTTCTTGTCCTGGTTTTATTATTGAATTTCCACTATGATCTAATTTATACTTTTTACCATTTAAATGTACGAATTCTGTTGTGAAATCTGTTAATGCTTCTTTCAAAGTTATTTCTTTTTTATAATATATATTTAATCCTTCCCTTATAAAATTTGTTTCATTTTTTACTATTATATGTAATCTAATATCTCCTTGGACCTCCATTATTATATTTCCTTTCTTTTTTATTACTACTATTTCCCCTTGATCAACTCCTTTTGGTATATCTACATATACTGTCTCTTTTTCCATTTTTTTCATTCCTTGACTTACTATTGACCGTTCTATTAAAACTGGATATGTCATTCCTTCAAATGAACCTTGTAATGTTATTTCCACTGTTTTATTTATTGGCGACGGCTTCCTATTTCTACCCATATTTATAAAAGGGCTGCCTTCAAATCCTCCATCACCACCTAAATTACTAGGATCCATTGGCATACCGTTAAAAAACATTTTAAAGATTCCATTCGGATTATTCATATCATGAAATCCATGTTGTCGAAAAATATGTTCCATTGGATTTATTCCGCCTCCGTTCTCCATTTTACCCCCCATATCATACATTCTTCTTTTATTAACATCGCCCAATGTTTGATATGCTTCGTTAATACATTTAAATTTTTCCGAATCACCACTTGGTTTATCTGGATGATATTTTAAAGACAATTTTCTAAATGCCTTTTTTATTTCATCTTGACTCGCATTTTTTGCTACGCTCAAATCTTCATAATAACCCATGTTTAAATATATCAACATAAACTTAAATACTATTTAACTTAATTATTTATTAATGAATACACCGTATTTAAAAAAATACCAACCTCAAAAATTCAAAGATTTCATTATTGATAAAGATTATATTGACGTTCTATCTACTCTTGTTGATATGGATAATTTAAATATTCTATTAATTGGTAATAATGGTTCCGGCAAAACTTCTTTAATTGAAGCAACAATTCGTGAATATTATGGATTGGACAAAATACCCTCCAAAAATGTTCTTGTTATTAATAATTTAAAAGATCAAGGAATTACTTATTATAGAAACGAAGTCAAAACTTTTAGTCAAACCAGAAGTTATATTAAAGGTAAAAAAAAGGTCATTGTCTTAGATGATATTGACCTTATTAACGATCAAAGCCAACAAGTATTTAGAAATTGTATTGATAAATATAGCCATAACGTTCATTTTCTATCTAGCTGTACTAATATTCAAAAAGTTATAGACTCCGTTCAATCTAGATGCACCATTCTTAAAATTAAACCACTTAAAAAAAAATATCTTAATAAAATATTTAATCGTATCAAAAATGCGGAGAATATTGTAATCGATAAAAAAGCTCAAAATTTAATTCTTAACATTTGTAATAATTCTGTTAGACAACTCATCAATTATTTAGAAAAATTTAAACTCTTAAATACTCATATTGATTCAAAAATGGTTAAAGATATTTGCACTAATATTAGTTTCTATGAATTTGAAAGATACACTAATAATTGGTTCAAAAAAAATGATATTCATTCCGCCGTTGATGTTATATTCAATATTTTCAATAAAGGTTATTCTGTCGTTGATATACTTGATAATTATTTCATTTATATTAAACATACTGATTTAATAACCGAAGAACTCAAATATAAAATTATTAAAGTAATTTGCCAGTATATTTCTATTTTTCATACTATTCATGAAACAGAATTAGAACTTGTTTTATTTACCAAACATTTAATAAAAATATTAGACTAATATATCAAATGAGCCAAATATTTCAAAATCCTATTCCCAAAAATATTCTAATTGACTTTTTAAAAGAACATTGTTCTCACAATTCAGTATATTATACATTTTCAAAAGTAAATTTTAAAAAGATAAAATTTCAAAACGGTGTTCTTGAAAAATTTTTTGCCGATATTAAACCCTTCTATTTCAAATCTAAGTTATTTTATTTAGAAAGAGACAAAACTTATAAAAATTTTATTACTATTTTAAGACAAATATGTAAGTTTCATGCAATTCCATATACTTCAAAAATTGTTTATTCTAAATCAACTTATGAAATTAAATATTTTATTTACCATAACTAATTGCGAAATATTTCGATAAATTAGTTTTGGACTCGTATATTTGTTCCCTGTTTAATTTTAAAAACCATTTATACTTATTTCTTTTCTCTAATTCTTTATCTGGTATCCATATTCCATATTTTTTACAACACATACTTATATGACTAAATCCCAATAAATCATCTATTAATACTACTTTATGATCTTTTGTTTTCACTCCAAATTGTTTACCACACATTAATTGTATTTCTCCATTCGCTGACATTTCATATAAATATCTATCACACGTTCCATTAAAATCCATCTCTGATACATTATCCGACGATATTAACGTTTCTAATTTTTTTATATATTTATCCATTGAACTGCTATTTTTTACACACCCCATTAAGTCTTTGCTTGGATAAAATCTTGTATGAACTGCCGCCGACCCTCTTGTTACATTTTCCCCCACAAACATTTTATTATATCTACACATTTCACTATACAATGGTTTCAAATCTTTTAACAATAACATTGAATTTGGCAGCAATAATCCCCCATAATAATATAATATTTTTGCTATAGCTAAACTTCTAACATGACTTTTTACTGGATCTGCTAATCTAGTTAATTCTACCGTCCAACCTGGAATTAAATTCGCAAAACTACTATCATTTATTAACACAACATTAAACGATTGACCACAATATTTTATTATACTTTCTACACATAATTCGATGTATCTTTTATTTAATTTTTTTGTATTCCTTGAACCAAATGACGACCACGCTCTTGCATTTACTTCATAATCTGTATGGACCCATATTATTGGCTTTTTCCCTAATTCTGTCATATCATTCAATAAATACTTTTCAACTAAATTATTATTATTCAATTCTTCATCTCCTAGATATTTTTTCTTATATCTATCATACAATATCCCCGATACTGTTATTATCATAAATACCGTTACATATTTTACAAAATCCATATATATAAATAACATAGTATTTTTTTTATTTATTTCCTAATTGTTTTAATGATCTCCACCACGCTTTATTACTTTTCTCTGCTTCTTCTGTTTCCTTCATTAAATTATATGCCGTATTTAAAGACATTGTATCTTCTTGTTCTTGCTTTTTACTCAATAATATTTGGGATTGTTTATCTGAATACGCTGTTATATTCTGATTTTTACGAAATCTGTTTAATTCATCTACATTTCTATATTTTTTCACTTTTTCAAAATCTTCTTGTGTTACTGGAACCACTGTTTCCGTATGTGCAACTTTTAAATCCTCATATTGTAATTTACTAAACATACCTGAACTATAACCTCCTTGTTGATTACTATTTAAATTATACCCTCCACTTGATTGCGACATTTCCTGCACTCCTTCATATAATGTTATCGCCTTCTGTCTTTGTTTCCTTTTATTAAAATATCTTCCAAAATCATTCAACGATACATTATCATTTTCCGTTAAATCTTCATTTGATTTTAACCAATCTTCATATCCTCCTTTCTTACTATTTACATTCGCATGACTTTCAAACATATCATTAAACCACGAATTAAAATCTTTAACTGATTTACCATGTATTTTTGATAATAACTTCTTTTCTCCCGGTGTTGTTACGTCTCCCAATGATTCCGTGTATTCTGTATTATACATATTTTGTTCTTTTTTCTTACGAAATTTATATATATCATTTATTCTATTATATGCTTTTTGAAAAAATATAAATATATTTGGGTCTAAGCCAGATTTATCTGGATGTGTTTTTAATGTCATCATTTTAGCTCTTTTTAAATCAACCGAACCATAGCTCGTTTTTAATTTGAATAAATTTAACAATTCCCTTAATCCATAATTCTCAATATTTAAATCTAAGTCTTCCATTAATTATATATAAATATAAATTATTTATATATTTATCTATACTTTATATATCTTATGGCAACTAAAGATTATTTTGTTGAATATAATTTTGCTACTAATCAAGGACATTTTGAAACTCCTGAACAATATGAAAGACGAATTATGGTTGATGTACCTCCAGCACATAAATTTCTAAAAAAAATTGGTATTACACAAAAAGTATATGATAATGTTAAATCCATATATGATACCTCAAAAAAGGCTATTGCTGACTATAAAGAAAAACACGGAAACAACTGGTACAAGAAAGAATCCCCAAAAAATGACTTTTTTACTGACGGTCACGATAGAATTTTAGAAGCAACTCTTTCTCAAATTAAACCTGATGCTAAACGTATGCCCCATGACTTAAAGAAAAATGGATTAACTGTTATGAATATTTTATTTTTTTCTTTAATAGACGATGCTAATTTTATGGAAATATATTTAGAGAAAGAAAATAGAAAAGATAAAAGTATGTACGGACAAGGTATGGATAGACCTATCGGTTATATGTTAAAAATTGTTGATGAAATTGATAGTAAAACTAATGAGCCTATTAATACTTTTATTATGTCTTATATTTTATTTAAACAATACGACCTTCTTATGATGATGGATATATCTCTTAAGAACCAACACAAAGAAGATGGTGCTAAAATTATAGGTATTTATTCTTCTTTGGTTTATCTTTATTCTAATCAAAAAGAAGATAAAGAATTTGTCAAATTTATGGAAGATAAATATCAATATTTTACTGATACAAAAATAAAAAAAGCACAGGTTTATGATTTATGGGTTGGTTCATTCATGAATCCTGGTCCTTATAATTGGACTTATCCTTTCCTTCAGTTTGTTGATACGTCCCTTCTTGAAAAAATCATGTTCAATATTTTTAAAGAAGGGATTTCTTTTTTATTTGTTTATGCCGCTGTTTTAATGGTTGAGAATAAAGACCTCTATTTAAAAGCCAATGAAACACTAGAAGATCAAGATTTTGACCCTGATGTAATTCGTAGTGTTATTATGTCTACCGGTGCTAAATTATCTCAAAGAAACACGAAATTAACAACACAAGACTCTAGACCTCCTGAAAATCAAGCAAACGATGTTCATATTGACGCTGCTATTGCTTTCTGCGATGATATTAAAAAAGCTCACGGTTCTGTTAGTAAATTTTTCATTAAAATACTAAAAAAATTAAAGATTAGAAGTTCTAACAATGGCTTGGGTGATAGAGTTAAGGTTATTGATGTATTAAGACTTAAAAAAATGAAATTTTCTATGAGAGGTGGTAGACGTAAAACACGTAAAAAATCTAGAAGATTTTATGGCGATTGGGAAATTGTAAGCGTTCATACAAGAAGAACTCGCAAGCGTCGTTAATTTATTATTCACATAAATTGATTTAAAATTATTTATGTGATTAACATTAAAACAATCATGAGTTCAATACAAGATATAAACGCGCAAATTGCTGAGTATGAAGAGAAAATAGAACATTTAAAACATCAAAGAAAAATCATTAATTTTGAACGGTTTGTAGACCAAAAGGATTTAAAAAAAATGGAAGATATAGAGATTGAAGTAATTTACAACTATAGGGAAAGTGATGATGATGAGTATGCTCATTGGGTAAATGCCAACTTCGATGTTAAATTTAAATTCGAAGGTAGAAAGGAACATTTAAATATAAAATATAGTGAAGAACAAGGTTATCATACGGAGAGTAGATATACTCCAACAATAACTCGCAAACATATATACGGAACATATACGGCAAAAAAAATTATAT